TAGTGCTTTTCGATCCAAGCAACACTATCTTCCCAGCGACGAAGATCGCCCTTACGAAGATTGTCCATGAACATCACGCAACGCATCTTCTTTTCGACCGAATTCTTGTCGTAGGTACGGATCATTTCAGCTCCATAGGCAGAAGGATTCTTCTTATGGAACTGAGAGAAAGCTGTATTGAAACGATCAAACCACTCAGAATAGTCCTTGATTTCAAACTTCTTCCAGCGAGACTTGTACGTGAAATACAGACGCATAAGGATGATGAACTCATCTTCGGTCAGCTTAGACTTGCGAAGAGACTTCTTTTCTTCAGCCATAGCCTTGATGAAGTCGAGGCACTCACGCGCCTTCTTCTCAAAGACCTTAGCCTTTTCCTGATCAATACCTTCATCATAGTACAGGTCTTCAATCGTATTGTCATCGCAAACGCCAGGCTGTTCACCCTGATGGATCATGGTAACAACACGGGCAACAAGACGATCATAGGTAAGACGAACAGGATCAAACGTCAAGCATTCGCCGATGATCTTACCATCATTTGAGTACTTAATCTCAAACAAAGGATGACACGAAGTTCCAAGGCTGCGAATAGAACGAGCAAGTTGACGCACAAGATTCGCGGCAGGAGTATCACCCATACCGTTAAGCTTTTCCTGGTGATTTACAGGAGTGCTGTTATTGGTCGTTTCCCAAATCGTAGCCTTCTGAACAGGAGTAAGTTCCTTGTAAACAACAAGACGCATCCTGAAGTTAAAGAAAATTTCCTTCTCTTCGTCCGTAAGGTCACGGAAGAACTTCGTGCCAATTTCTTGATTATGATAACCGTTTACCGTAAACTTGTTACGGAAGAAGTCGCGGAGGGCACGCTTACGGTTGCCGCCGTCAATTGACTCATACTTCTCAGAAAACTTCTGACGTTCCTTTGCCGTACGCTGATTGATCTTGATCTCACTGATATCAATGCCCTTGAAGACAGAACCGATGATAGCCTGGCGCTTTGAAGGAAACTTGCGCTTTGCATTTTCAGTTCCGTAATTGAAAACATCAATACGCTGGTGAATGGGAAGACAATCAATATCGGGAAGCCAGCTGTTCAAAAATTCCTTTACCGACATTTCGATAACGGAATAGTTCATTGCTTCACGAAGATAGTAGGCAGAAACATTACGGCTAAACATATCATATTTTCCTTTGTTTGACACTGGCACACGGCTCGGGTCATTGAATGATACTGGCATTATTGCTCGGATCATTATGTTAGTATAGTACCACAGGTACTAATGATTGTCAATTAAATTCGCAATCGACCATCAATTCAGTTAGACAAGCGACAAGGTTAATTTCCTGATCGGCTACAAATGCCGACTGATACTGATATCTGGAAATGATAACGACAGCTTGTGGAATAGATTCCGATTTGAAATATTCATACAAACTATCATAGACCTTACGATAGATTCGTGCAGGCTCAATATCAGAATTGGCTACACACCACTTCCGCATCTCACCAAAGTTCTTATCTTTCAGACACTTTACAAGATCGCCAATCTTTCTCACATCGGATAGTTGAGCAACAATACTAGCGTCGAGATTGCCAGAACTAGAATAACGTTGAAGCTCATTAAGAGTACGCCGATAATCGGGAAAATACTTTTCAATGATCTTGGCAAGAACTGCCTTGTCATATGTTACCCCTTCTTGTGTGAGAATATTTTCCATGCGCTTCATCAACTGTGAAGCCATCTTGGCCTTTTCATCATTCTTCAATGCAAAGTCGATGACAGAACACCGAGAATGAAGAGCGTCAATCAGCTTGGACTTGAAGTTACATGTAAAGATGAATGTGCAGTTTTCAGAGAACTCTTCAATGGCGCCACGAAGACCAGCCTGTGCTTCTGGAGTCAGATAGTCGGCTTCGTCTAGAATGATGACCTTACGACCACCTGTAAGTGACACAGTAGATGCATAACCCCTGATCTTGGTTCGCAGCATATCAATACCGCGTTCTTCAGAAGAGTTGATGAAGAGATGGTTGATGCCAATCTCTTCACACATAGCAGCAGCTACAGTTGTCTTACCGACACCAGCACTACCAGTTAGCATGAGATTAGGAATAGAATTGGTATCTACATATTCCTGAAACGACTTTTTCAGTCGCTCAGGAAGAATGCAGTCTGCAACAGTATGTGGACGATATTTCTCTACCCACAAAAATTCAGACATTACTTCATAACTCCATCATAGAACTCTTCAAACTGACGATTTTCTTCCTGCTCTTCCGAGTAGTTAGACTTAAAGTAGACCTTTGCCATACGGCGAACGATCTTCTTATCAACACCAGTCTTATCGCTAATGGTGTTCAATGTTTCCTTCTGAAAGTCTCGTTCAGAAGCAACTCGGGTCATGCTATCATTCAATTCACGAATAGCATTCTTCAACTCTGCCTTTTGAGTTTCGGTAAGAGAATTGATACTCACGAAAGGCTTGTTGTGTCCGATACCTGCCATTACTTGCTCTCCAGTGCAATGAAATACTTGATCTTGTTGTTCTTAGAAATAAACTTAGCAAAAGCGCCAAGCTGAATTTCAACATCATAATCGCCAGGGATCAACTTGATGTTGTCAACCTTGAATGATGCCGAGAAGTCTTCGCCATTGTAATCGTTCAGCTTGATAGATGCATGATTGGAAGTATCATTAGCCTTTTCATGCGTCTGCAAACGAATTTCTCCGTTCTTACCAACAACAGATAGATGAGTGAGACTATTCATGGCAGCAAGCTTGAGCAACTTTGAAAGCACGACATTAGTAAGAGTAAAGCTTACATCAACCTGCTTCAACTTGAGTTCCTTGTCTGGCGGAGAGACAATTAGATTTGGCGAACATGAATAATAGTTAAAAGAAATATCGCCATCATTCATGATCACAGCAAGATCACTGAACGTCATATCTGGATTGCTCAGTGTGCTAATGTTGCCAAGAAACTGATTGAGATCGTAAATGCCAAACTGCTCTGGCATAACATCTTCAAGTTCAGCTTCCACAAGAATAGACTTTTCAGGAGAAATGGTCTTCTGAACATTTCCCTTCTGAATAACAAGACCAGAATTGATTGTGGAAAAGTTTTTCAAGACACTCAGGGTGTTTTCACTCAGTTTCATAATATACTCCGTTTTGGGAATTTAGTTTACGCTGCTAGTATAGCAGGGTTTTTCGGGCCTGTAAAGACTCGAATCATATGTTCAATGTCAGATTCTAACATGGAAATTGCACCAACATTGTCTAGCTGATAATCAGTACCATGTCCGATCCATGCCCATTCAGAATAGTGTACAGGATAATCACACATCAAATCTGTATTGCTTTCAAGATTTGCTCTTCTCGCGGTTTCATACCACTCAGGATCATCACCACGCCTAACACGAACAACAAATCCACCCATCTTCTGAATGAAGTTCATTTCGTTTGGAAAACGAACATCAGGAATGACTACATTCTTATACATTCCAATCTTACGTTCTACAGACAGAACCCAAACGTCAGGATGAATTACATCACGACCAGCTTCTGTTCCAATAAGCTGGAGCATGTTGCGAGGAGTAATATACTTGCCAGTCTTTTCAGACCACCATTCATCTTTCGTTTCACGAAACTCTCTACTTTCATCAGTATCGCCCTCAAGAAGGGATCGCGGCCATCCGAAGATGGCCGCTGTAGCATCCTTTACTGAATCTGCAAAAGAGATTTTCGTGAAGTCTTTTTTATTCACAAGGATATCAGCAACAGTGCCTTTACCCGAACCAATAAATCCGACAACACCAATTATCATATTAGAGATTTCCTGTTAAAGCCGCAATTCTATTCATGTCACCGCTAAAGGCATAAGTGCCAATATGCTGAGTCTTCATCCAAGGACATAGCCATACTGATCCGCCGATCTTGCGCCAGTATTGACAGAACATGTAGTCTTCTGAGAGATAGCGATGAGAAGCATTCTTTTCAATCTCAAGAAGTTCCTTTGCTCTCTTAGAGACATCTGTTCCCTTTGCAGCATCTTCCATTAGACGATGCATGTCATCAAAAGTATAGTTCAAATCAATCACTGTGTCAAAGTATGCGTGAATATACCGAGAACCGTCAAAGTTTGCCTGACCGACATGATCTGGTCTATAGTTAAGCTTAGGATAGGCTTCCTTAAACTTATCAAACACATGACGCTTGACCAGCATGAATCCTGTGCCGATTTCCATAACCTCTAGAGGTTCTGAAACATTGAACTGCTTTGTTCCAGGAACAGGATTGAAAACATAATCACCAACAAGTCCTTCAAGTTCCATTGGATTGATTGCAGGATTTTTGCCAGCGGCTCTTGCGATATTGCCCCAATTGATAGACTTCTTCGGATATGGTGCACCGATTACATCCTTGTCAAGGGCAATCAAAGCTAGAATGTCCTGAGGATCGTAGTGAATATCAGAGTCGATGAATAGAAGATGAGTAAAACCTGATCGTAAAAATTCATCAACAAGATAGTTGCGGGCGCGAGTAATTAGAGATTCGTTGAAAAGAAAAGAGAAGCGACATTCAATGCCATATTGCATACACATTGCCTGAAGATCAAGAGATGCCTTCATATAAAGACCGTGATTGTTGCCGCCATACATTGGCGTAGCAACAAATAGCTTACACTTTCTCAACTCTTCAACTTTAATTGATAATTCCATCTTTGAACTCCATAATAAAAAGGGATGCTACAGAACTATATAGCATCCCTTTTTGAACATGTCAATAAAAATTAGGCAGCAAAACGATAAAACATCTTGCGCTTACCGTTAACCTTACGGTAGTTGCTATAAATCTTATGACCTTCCATAGTGCGAAGATCATAGACGCGCTTGCTTACGCTAGCCTTCGGCACGCCAGTCAGACGGGCAATCTGAGCAACAGTGATGCCAGCACCCTTGGTATTCTGACGGAGAACCTTAGCAACCTTACGAATCTGAGACATTCAATAACTCCATAATGAAATGACCGCTTTGTTAGAACAGGCAATATGGCGCAGTCTTTTACCATATTGCCTGTATTATACACTAGGTACTACCTAATGTCAATTAGAAAGGCACCTCTTCATCAAGATTTACCGCAGTGGCAGTTTCAGCCGGCTTCGGATTGAGATTTTCGTCCAGCTTGAGATAGAGGTCGTAGAAGCCGCCCTTGGTGTCCACGTCGAAGCGGTTCAGACAAAGCTTGATTGCCTTCTCACGATCCTGACCGAAGATGGCGTAGGCTTCGCAGATATGAACCAGACGGCGAGTAGAGATGATATCGGAAACCGCACCGTCGTAGAACGCCTTGCGGATCATATCGGCCCAGTTGACCAGCTTGTCGGCAAAGTCCTTGTCTTCAATGCCAGAGGCACCGAGGACATTGTTGAGGATCTTGGCTTCGGTCTTGAGCGGCGGGTATTCCTGCTCAAACGTGATAGAGAAACGCTCAAGGAAAGCTTCATTCATCACGTTGGTACCGATGAAGCGGCCATCGTCCGAACCCTTACCCTTGGTGTTAGCAGTAGCAAGGATGTTGAAGCCAGGCGCGGGCGTGACCACGCGGTTGATCTTCTTGAGATAGATCGGCTTGCCCTCGAGGACAGGCTGGAGACACATAAGCTTGGCGTCACCAAGATCAACTTCGTCAAGCAGCAGAATTGCACCACGTTCCATGGCCACGATAACAGGGCCGTTCTGCCAGACCGTCTTGCCGTCGATAAGACGGAAGCCACCGATCAGATCGTCCTCGTCAGTTTCCTTGGTGATGTTGGCACGAACCAGTTCACGCTTTTCCTGGGCACAAATCTGCTCAATCATCATGGTCTTACCGTTGCCAGACAGACCAGTGATATAAGTCGGATAGAACTTACCAGACTTGATGATCATACGAACATCAGGGAAGTGACCGAACGGAACATAACCAGAAGCCTTCGACGGCACCAGAGAGATGGTATCGGTCGAGGCGTGAAGAGCCATAGCCATGTCAGCATGATTGGACACTTCGGTAACCTGAGCAACAGGAACAGCCGAAGCAATCTCAGCCGCAGGAATGGACTTCACAGGCTTCACAGCTTTCGGTGCGGGCTTTGCATTGGTCATATCAACATCATCCAGAGAATAGACACCACGACCGATACGCTTGCTATCGTCCTTGACGAGCCAGGTCGGATAAGACACATTGCAATTCTCATAAAGATGAACCAGTTGCTGGCGAGTAATGGTCTTGATATCGCCATACTCGGACTTTACAGCGGCGAAGAAAGCACTCTTATCAACGGACTTAGCCATTAGATATTTTCCTTTGTGTGTGTTTCGATTATGTGTATATTATAGTCTAGGAAGAGGTGGTTGTCAAGCGGCAATTCGCTTGACAAACCGAGAGAGTAGAACGCGAGATACCGACTTCTTTTCCGAAAACTTGATAAATTCCGAAGCAATCTTGCGCTTGGACATATCAGAGTTTACGTTAAGATTTCCAGAAGACACATTCATGGACTTCGGATTGAGGATATAATATTCATCATACCCAGCCGTTGTCACTCCGAAGAACCCGTTTTCTTTCCAGTCGGTAGCACACTTCTTATAAGTATCGCCATATTCACCGTAGAACTGGCGATACATGCTTTCAAAGCCATAAGAAGAGATAAAGAAACCGATCAGATTGCAACCGGTACGTTCCTTGAGTATCCGCAGCAAAAGAGTTGTCATCGCCTTATCAGCGTAAGGAGAATAGCGGTTCCAGCCGTTATTGCTTGCTGCGCGGATGTCATAGTTCTTCTTAGTAACATCATCCTGAAGAATGAACTTGCGGTTCTTACGGGCACCGTAAGTAGAAACGCCATGGATTTCGCCGATTGGATCGGACTCGCCGTCAGTCAGGAAGATTGTGTTAACAATCTGAACCTTAGACCGAGCCTTGAACCGATTGACAATCAGGTCAGCCGTGCCGATACATTCATTCAGCGGAGTGGAAGACAACCCGTCACACTTGAGGTGACCACCACAAGCCATGATGTAGAGATGGAACATTGCGTCATTGAACTCGGCCACATTCATCCGTGAAGACAAAAGGTTTCGTGCAATGAAGTTGTCAAAGTCCAACTCATTAGTACCGTTCGTGAACAGACGACCGTTTTCAGGAAGACGACCAGCTTCGTAATCAAAGTTACTAGCAGAACGGAATGAATACACCTCAAACGGAATTTGCGCCCGCTTACAGAACATGGTCAGCGAAAGGAGCTGCTTGACCGTCTTCTTTAGGTGAAGATCCATAGAGCCAGACCAGTCAATGAACATGACAAAGCCGTGGTTCTTGCCAGTCGCAACGGAAGTGATACGACGGAACAGGTCGTCATTATACTTGTATGAATGCAACTTGTTAGTGTCAATCACACCAGTCTTAGACACCGAAGTCCGAGCATATTCATCAGCCGACTTCCGCATTTCAAATTCCTTGACCATGAAGGAAAGTGAAGCGGCTTCATCCGACTTGAACTTTTGAAGTTCAGCACGGACAGTATGGAGCCATTCCTTGTTCCAGAAATGAGCGACACATTCGCGCTGGTCGGCCAGAACAATCTTGTAATCATTCACGACCTTGTCATAGTTGACAGGGCGCGGGATCTTAGCATAGATATACTCTTCATCCGAGTTGATCACAAGATCATTCTGACGTTCCTGCCAAGCCTTTTCAGTCTCAGACTCAGGAATATCATTTTCAGCCTTAGAGCCAACGTCTAGTGGCTTGTCATCGGTCTTTTCGTCGTTGGCATCGCCAGCGCCGTCATTGTCATCTTCGGCTTCGTCGGCCTCATCGCCCTCGTCATCATCAGACGGAGAACCAGAACCAGTTTCAGCCTCATCTTCGGCTTCGTCATCGCCGTATTCAAACTCAGAATCGTCCTCGTCATCGCCGCTAGTTGCAGCCGACTTTGCACGGAAGTCATCCATTTCCTGCTGCTGCTCTTCCTGCTTTTCCTTAGACCAGCGGAAGATTTCTTCGGTCAGAGCCAGAACTTCGTCAAAAGTTTCAGCGGCTTCAACCTTAGCAAGAAGGGACTTTTCTTCGGCCGTGAACTTGATGCCGAGCATTGAACCGCCCTTGCAGTAAATGTTCAAGCGGTCGATAAACGACATGGCGTTGACATCCTTGGTAAGGGTACCAAAGAAGTCCTTTTCGATTAGTTCGGCATAGCCCTTGACATAGTTTCGACGGGCACCAGGAAAGCGGCGCTTCTGGCGCTTGTCAATGCGGGCATCTTCAATCACGTTCAGGAAGCCCTTGACGGCCAGAACAGCACGATTGGAAGTAGAACCAGCAATGCGCTTGGCAATGTCAGTGATAGCATCCATCCAGCCGTCAGCGGGAGTGTCAAGAGCATGACCGACTTCATGCACAACCAGAAGGTCATACAGGTCATTGGACATTTCACGCCAGACAGGAAGAGACAGAACGCGGTTCTTTACGTCAAACCACGCGGTCTTGGCATCGGGCTTGTGCTGTACCGTAATGTTTTCCGTAGCCAGCAACTTGGCTAGCTGGGACTTGGCGTTATGATTATGTGTTACTTCCATAGTGTCCTCGTGATTATGGACATAGAATAGATGGATTTGAAGAGAATGTCAAGTTTATCCGATATAGACAAGGAGGACAGCTTTGCTGTCGGGCTGCTTGTAGGTTGCGATATGCATGTTATCTGCTTTGGAATACATTTTCTTGTACAGCTTAAACGGCTGTTCATTTCCGTATGATGTATCAATCATATCAGGAAACTCAAGATCATCTGATACTGACGTAAGGTCTACATGATAAACATCGGGTTTCGACTCGAAAACGATATGCGAAACAATGTGGGAATCGTCAAGTCTAAGCATTTGTGTCTCCGTTGTCATATACTATATATGGGTATGGCAAGTCGGTTTTTCAAGTGGTCCAAATGCATACCAGCCATGTTTTGGACACATGACTGGTGGCTAAGTGCTTGATTTTATTGGGTTCGGCTAAGTCTTTGATATCTTTTTGAGAACCATTCCGTAGTTATTGACCTTAGGGAAAGTTGATAGATCAATTCCAGGTTTAAGTCTCAGCCGATTGTCATCTGGACCCAGTCCGATGTTTCGTCTAATCTGTAACTGTTCTGGATTCAATTCTCGCTCGGGCTTCTGAAACGGCAGATAATCCACATAATGATGCCAACGACCATATCGCCAAACCATTCGCGCAACATCAGGGTGCATATCAACTAGCATCTGAGACTTATTCACTGTACCTGTCGCGTTTAAATGTCCATCACGCCATTTGCTTTTGTCTAGATTGCCCTCTGCATGATAGAACTCTGCTGTATTGCCACCTTTCACAGTTTGAGTGGCAGCTTTACCTTGCAGGAATGCATTAAACTGAATCGTGCAATCACCATCTTTTAAAACGCGAAGGCAGATATCGGTATCTTCATTGTATCTACCGCGCCAACGATGTTTACAGTTATTAGAAATGAGCAGAGTAGAATAGATGCGAGTGTTGATTGTAAACGGCGCATATGCTTGATTAGGAGCAATGAAGAAACGATACTGTAGACCTGAGATAGGAACATTCTCAAAGCGATCAACAAAATCTTCACAAATTTTAAAACAAACTCCAGATTCTACACGAATGCGTTGGTTCTTATGTAGACGATAGAAATCGGAAATGTTATCATCTAAAACCCAATGCTTTTCAGCACCGATTGAAATTGAGTGATCCCAGC